CGGGCTTTGGGGCCGGCCCCTTCTTCTTCTTCTTGGAAGAATTTCGTGACATAAGGCTTTGTGCGAGGCCGACGAGGGGTTTGGCAGCTGGTGGTAGAAGGGCTGTAGCTACCGGTGGTAAAACCCTCTTGACGGTTTTCCAAACCGATGTTCGCAGTTGGGGCTCGTGATCTTGATTCTCATAGAAACATCCTGCCTGAAGTGCAGCGAGTTGAGCAGCATGATACACTTCTACAGGCATTCGAGAGAAATCGATCTCAAAAAGAGAGGAGCTTGTCCTAAACTCATAATGCACATCCAACGTCATCGCCATAGTTGTGGGATCAGTTGAATCTGTATCGGTTAATACGTGGGCATTAAAGTAAGGACACCCAACAGTCCAATTGTACATAGGCATACGGCCTGTTGTAGGGGTTGTGGGATCAATGTCAAAAATGCCATTGACAAATTCTAGAGATGATTGATCCGGCACAGAAAAACTGTAACAGCCCCTTTCAAGTGCACCGAAAAAGCGTCCAGAAGGATGAACGATATTCAAGTCAGAGGTGTTGAAATCCCAAGGGACATTCAAGGTTGTTCGCAAGCGTCCAGCCAAGACTGTTCCCTCTTTCTCCAACACCTTAGAGACGTTCGTCGCTAGAATGGATGACGCATTTACGCGCGTGTCAATGAAAGGAGCCTTTGTTGTCGTGGCCTCAGGACAAATGCCAGCAGACAACAAAACAGGCTTAGGTGCCCCGGAATACTGAAGATAACAGTTGATGTTACCGGACGTGAGTCCAGTAAGCTCAACAGACTTTATCCTCACAAAAAGGGGGGCATCCATGGCACCACTTTCGTACAATGGATGGAGGGTTGTGATACTCCTAGGAGTGTAGATACATGTCTTCAGTGTCTGGGAACTGGCCGAAAAATATTCGAAGGTGATGGAGTAAGTGGTGGCACCGAATGCTGTCACATTGTACACATCAACGAGGGTGGTGGGCACATAAACCTGGCCGCAATAATTGATGACGAAATAATTATCGCGGACGTGGTCAGGAGTGCCACCAATTCCTTGAAGAGTTGGGAAGAAAATGGCTTCCCCGGTACTTGGTCCACTACCTGGGCTGAGTGAACGGTAGTAGTAATTGTGACTGCCCCCAGTGATCACTTTCTGAATAAAGAGTGGAACACCGGGATCTCGGGTGAGCACGAACTTGTATTCACCACCTGACCAATCGGCAGACGGCACAGTGAAGTTACGCCGAAAATCGAAAACCGCTGTTGGCTCCACGGCTGGGTAGGTTGGATACCTAACCACTGGATGGTCGTGGGGCAGCGCGATTGATTGGGCGGTGGCTTCCAATGTGCGAAGTTGTAAATGGCTCTTAGACATGATTCGTCAATTTTCTTTTCCGCTGTTCTGGAGAAACACTCACCTATCGTCAGCCTGACATATGGCGACAAGGGTTGGGTGATCGGTGATGTATGGATAATACTGAATTGTGTTCAAGTGTTCAATGGCCCCCTGGATATCGTTGACTGTCATTGGATAGCCTAAGCGAGTGTATACCATTGCTAATTCTCGCAAGGTCAATTGGTCATATTGATAACCTTGTAGGCCCATGGACCATGGACGATTTTCATCTTGTGTAATTCGGGTGATTTTGCATCCGACGAGCCGTTCACACGCATGTCTACCAATATCACCCAATATTGGAACATGTCCTTGTGTCAGTGCGAGTGCCTCGGCAACGCCGTGCCACCAAGCTACTGCGTGCTGGTGGAATTTCACGGTATACCCTAATTTGTAAAGTGCACGTCCGATTGTGCGTCCCCATGCCCAAGTCCGTCTTCCGT